GAGCCAGAGTTCGTCGTGGAATCGATGAACGGTATGGACTGAGTCGGCGTGGTCAACGTGATGACCGTCGCCCGCGGGCGGACGATGGCCTCCTCAAGGGCGAGTTGCATGATCTCCGAGCGCATAGTCTCGGGGATCAGGAAGCCGCCAGCACTCGGCTCCACCGAGCTGTAGGCGTCCTGAATCTTGCGAATCTCGGGCAGGCGATTGTCGGGGAATGGGTTATTGTGCCGGATGGCCCTGGTGAAGTCGCCAAGGTTGGTGAACCCCACCTCTTCCATCCTCACGCCGGGGGCTAGGGGGTTGTAGCAAGCATTGACCTTGGCACCCGTGCCGGGCTGGGGGTGTTCTGGCGGTCCCAGGTTCGGCCGGTTGACGCCGCGCTCCTTCAGGTAGGCGTCCAGGGTGTCTCTGGTTGCCTTGGCCGCCCGCTCCTCGATGGCGCCGGCACCAGCCATTCCAGCGGTGACGGCCTCCATCACCATGTCGCGCAGCGGGCCACGCTCATCTGTCAGCTTCGCGTGGGCAGCGACAACTTCCTCCAACTGCCCATCCCGGATGATCTGCCCCATACGCTTCGGGTCGCGCATGAGCTCCTGCATTCCCTCTAGGGTGTCGGGGATCTCCATGATCAATTGTCCTTTCTGCTGAACGCTTCCTCGACAGGGTGTTCAGCCAGTAGTTTTTCTAGGTTAGGTTCGGGCGCGACGTATCGCGCGTACTCGCCAAGAACGCCTGCCCAGTCAATGCCCGTGAAGAGGTCATCGCCGTCCTTGACAGGGCTGGCCAGTTCATCCAGCGGCGGGGGCTCCCTGTCGCCATCCCGTAGGTGTCCCGCCAGGTGATTCCAGACGCCCTGCTTGTCCTCAGTGGGGATGGTGGTTCCGCCACGACCGCCGTTCAGGACGGCTATGCCAGCGGAGCAGCCGGTCATGTTGGCGGCACCGATAGCGCCGTCGCCACCGACCTCGTGGTGAATGAACTTGTAGGCTGCCTTCGTGTCGGGGTCAGCGTCGGGGTCTTCCCAGGCAAACGCCTTGCGGTAGTACGGCCCCGTCTCATCATTGCTGAGGCGGGCCTTGTTGCCGGGGCCATCCCAGGCACCCTCAGAGGTTGCCGTGGAATGAGACCCGATGGCCTTGTCCTGAATCCACTCAGGCACGTTCTTGAAGCGCGAGAGGTTGAAGACGACCGCCCGGTTCTGCGGCTGACCCTGTACGATCCCATCCGCTAGGCCGATATCGACGGCCTGTTCCGCCCGATACCAGGACTCGGCCTTCATGCGGTCCCGCCAGTCAGCCTCGGTGCCACCAGCCCGATCAGCGAAGAGGCCAGCAATGTTGCCGGCCATCAGGTTCAGGACTTCGGCTTCCTTCAGCATGTCGGCCTCATTGCCGACGACTAGGCCATAGGGCTCATGGATCATCATCGTGGAGCCCCTATTCATCACCCGCGTCTCTCCTGCCTGTGCGACAACGGACGCGATGGAATAGGCGGCGCCATCGACGATGGTATGAACGGTGGCCTTGTGATCTCTCAGGACGTTGTAGATAGTGATTCCCTCACTGGCTGCTCCGCCCGGAGAGTCAATGCGAACGTTGATCGTGTTCGCCTTGATGGCCCGCAGGTCCCTGGCGAAGTCCTTGGCTGAGATGCCCCAGCCACCGATCTCGTCATAGAGCAGGACTTCTACGATGCCATCCCCGGCATTTCTGATCTCGTACCAGTTCTTGCTCATAGGCCCCTCCTTCTGGGGCAAAGAAAAACGCCCCTTCGGGATGCTCACTGACCTCTCAGCCTGGGCGCTCTAGGCGCCTCTCCTGTTAAGCCTCTACTAGAAACTGCTCCCTACATCGGACGCAAGTAAGACTCGCGCCGACGTTGACGCCCTCACCAACCTTCCGGCCACACTTGGTACACCGAGCCTCATCAACAAGGGCGACCGCTGCGGGCGCAGGAAGGGCAGGAATGGCGGGCTGAACTGGAGGCGGGGGTGCCTCAAAGGCACCCGCCTTCAGGATCATGTAGTTGGCCGGCACCAGGAACGTGCCATCCGTCGGGTTCGGGTCAAGGCCGATAGCCTCTCGGAACTCTTCGAAGGATTCACCGCCGCACCCGAAGTCCCTCCGGTGCCGTTCATGCAACTTGTCAACCTCTTCCTGTAGGGCCTCAATGTCAGATAGGTCAAACAGAACCTCATCTATGGCCCCAAAGTCGGGCACGAGTCTGAGGTTGAGCACATCATCCAGGTCGGACAGGAGGGGGGCCATCGTGATCTTCCAAAAGACTTCACGATCGGCTTTCTTGTTCGCGTAAGAACTGCTCTCCATTCCGATTAGTAGGCCTAGGATGGACGCGGGTATGCCGAATACCATCGCGATCCGGGCCTCGGTCTGGGCATCGATCTCCTTCGGCAGGGCATCACGCAGGCCGCGGTTGAGGCCCATCTGCGTGTAGGTGGTCTCGGCGTTGTCCAGGATCATCAGGTCAAGATAGTTCCCGGGGCCGTACTGGCGGCGGTGACGAGTGCGAATCTCCTCCTTCGCCTCCGCCGTCATCTTCTGCTTGTTGGACAGGATGGCCCCGGGCCCCGTGCCGCCCCGCTCGAAGAAGGACTGGAGGAAGTTCCGCATGTATTCGTCGATGTCCACGCGGCCGGCGATCGCCATGAGCGGCGGCATGCCGTAGTGGTCGCTCAAGGGGTGCCGCGTCTTGAAGTGGATGATGTCTTGGGGCGGATAGGTCACGCCGCCAGCGCCGCCGTACTCATAGCCCGCGATGAAGTTCTTGGGGTCGGGAATGATCCGCACACGGTCGGGCCGCAGCCGCCAGAGTTCGGCCACGGCCCCCTTGAATGGGCCATCCTGCACGCGGGCCTTCAGGAGGTAGGCGTTGCCAGCTAGGGCGCGGTCCATGACGACCGTGCCCCACATCTGGCCGCGCGACATGAAGGGGTTAGGGTTGTTGAGTAGACGGATGAGTGCATGGTTCGGGAGATCGAGGTAGAAGCCATTCTCGACCATCCGCGCATAGACATCGCGCAAAGGTACGCCCCGGTGGATAAGCCGGTACTCCTCCGCCTTGACCCTGGCCCGGACCTCAGCCCCAACGCTGTTCTGGAACATGGGACTCTCACGGCGCCAGCGCCGGCCGACGATGTGAGGCTCCCCCGCCGAGGTTGCCAGCATCTCGATGGCGGCGAAGACGATCTCATTCCGCATGTAGGCGCGTGAGTAGCCGAGGTAGCCCTGCTGAGGGGTCGCGTTGTACTGTCCCCACGGCAGGCCGACAATCGGCGGACCCGAGGTCGACGGTGAGCCGACTAGGGCTCGGAATACGCCCGCAACTCTCTGCCGCAGTGCATCAAACAAAGAACACCCCCGACGTTTCCTCTTCGGCGGGCGCGACCATTGCCCGGCCACAGGCCATCACCGTCGCCATCACGCCGTCAATCTTCTCGAAGCTCTTGTCCTTGGCGGGCTTCATGTTGCCAGCGGAATCTTGCTGAATGGCCACGTTCGAGAACATCCAGCGGAGAACGGGGTGCCCGCCGTGCCGGAACTTGCCAGCCAGGAGCAGTTTTTCCAGTTCCTTCGTCGGGGCAGACAGCGAGGCGAAGCCCTGGCCCATCGGTACACAGGTTGCCCCGTCTTCAGTGAGTTGCGTCACCAACTGCGTCGCGCCCCAGCGGTCATAGGCGATCTCGCGGATGTTGTACTGATCCCCGAGCCCCTTGATCCGCTCTCGGATCACGTCATAGTCGGTGATGTTGCCTTCGGTGACCTCCATGTAGCCTTCGCGGACCCATACATCGTAGGGCACGCGGTCGCGCTCGGAGCGTTGGCGCATGCCCTCGTCCGGTATCCAGAAGAGGGGCAGCACGTCAACCCCGCCTTCATCATCAGCGAACCAGAGAATGAATGCCGTCACGTCGCGCACGGAGGCCAGGTCAAGGCCGGCGAAACAGGAGTGCCCGAGTAGCGCATCGGGGTCAACGGGAACACTTCCCTTGTCGTAGACCTCCATGTCGATCCACCGGCTCGCCTGCTCAGTCCACTCATCAAGGCGCAAGCGCCGGAAGGCGTTCTGCTCCCCGGGCACCTGTTCGGCCTTGGCACAATCCTGCTCAATGCTCTCGACCTTGACGGACACCCCCAGGTTGGGGTTTGCCTTCACCCAGACTGAGCGATCCTTCCAGTCGTCCCCCTCATCCAGCGCCGCGATGTAGGAGAAGAAGGTGTCATCCTCGATGATGCCCTCGAGTACCTTGATCCCATAGTCGTGCTGCTCCCAGCAGATAGAATGGCGGTCGTAGCCGGCCGTGGTGATAACGAAGGTCAAGGGTTGGCGCCGGGAGCCCGTCGCGGTCTGTAGGACATCCCACATCGTTCGGGTCTTGTGGGCGTGGAGTTCGTCGATGATGTTGCCGTGGACGTTCAGGCCATCCATGCTGTCGGAGTCAGCGCCCAGGGGTTCGAACTTGGAGGCCGTC